ACCGAGAGAACATTGGCGACCAAGCGCAGAGGAACTAGGATCCACGTTAGGAAAGTGCGAAAGCACCCTCCGAATACGAGAATCCAACCATTTAACTGTACTCCAGTTACCAGCTTGATATAGCTGGTTACGAAGAGAAACCAGGGAAATGGTCTCTGCAACTTGCTGCCGATGCCGGGGGAACATACGTCTAACCTTGACAATTGAAACGTCATGGCCAGCGTAGAACTCCCTGCCACAGGACTCTCTGAACCTTCCGGTCCAGAAAGACTTATGGCGACCTACCTTTGCACCAAAGTGCTCAAGTAGATCAACAACGGTATGCACATATTCTACGGGGACAACAATATCATCCCCGTAGACACGCACTCTACCAAGGTACGGAGTTATATCCGTACTATTGGCAAACCGGTGTCCTTGCTCTCTCTCTATACCGAGGAAGATGATTGTAAGAAAAACCATCGCCTCAATAGGGAAACAAAGAGCAGAACCCATAGACGCGAACTTGGACAATGGAATTATTCCATGTCCAGGCACGTCAGCTTGTTGAGTACGGCATGCAAGAACGGCACTCCTGGCAAGGGAGTGACGCTCGAACAGTCGTTCGACAAGTGACAGAGACACCCTATCAGACGCCTCACTCAAATCGAGCGTGGCAAGAGGCTCATTACAAGAGCCACTCTGAGCCAGGAGTTGGTTAGGCTCCTGGGAATCAGAGCTGATAAATCCGTAAAGGAAACTATTACGGAGATTAGAATTAAAGCTCTCAAGCAAACCTTGTTGCACGAACTGTGCATAGGTCGGCTCGATCGCGATAATTCTAGGTGTCTTCTGCGTCTTAGGAACTGAGATAACCCGAGAGGGCATCTCAGAACCGGGTTCCAGGAAGTGGACCTCGTCATAATGCTCGTTAAAATAACGAGCATTAGGAAAGAGGAAATCTCCAACATGGAAGACTTCCTCAAGACGAGTGGTCCAGAGGCGGTTGAGATACTTACCATTACTGGTAAGTCGCTCAGCTACCGCCCCAGGACCATGTCTCGGGACAATATCCTCATTATAGATATCTCTATCTATTTCTGAGAAATATTGGCCAAAGAGAATAGTTGCCATCCGACTGAAATCAGAATAATCTGACTCAGGCAGACAAGCAGCTACATCGCCCACTTCCTTATCACATTGGACGTACTCGGCAAAAGCCTTGCGCTCCCTTGCGGGAGTGCATGGCAGAAGCATCTTGCTGAAGATCAAAGTCAATTGTCTTACAGCATAGATGCATTCTATGTCGGGATCATCCAAAAGGACACCAGTACCAGAATTAAAGACAGACTCCGTGAAACCTCTCAGAAATGAGGGGAGACACGATCCAGTCTTCCTAAAAGGAAGAAAGGATTCGGGAGTAACCATCCCTTGGTCAAGACAAAATTGAAAGTCTTTTCCAAAGGAAGGAAGGGTTATCGTCAGAAACGACAAACCCTCGTCTTTAGTTCGACCTTGGACTGTTTTACGGTCCATGGTGGTGCTAGTGCCACATCTACTAGCTAGTTCAATAGCTAGCTCATTCCAGAGTGCAATCAGGCTTTTCATGAATCCTCCTATATAGGGGGTGTTCATCCTTAGCCCGAACAGCACTTACGAGAATACGCTAACGTCTAAAGAATAGACGTAAGAAGCGTAAGCCCGAGAGCAAGTCCCCCTAGACCCAAAACGCAAATCAAAAGAACAATGACAAGCGTTTGGGTGCCAAGGGTCGCGTGATTATAATCATAATCTCCGCGTTGCATCACTACCTCCTTTCCGTAAAGCAATTGGAACGAAGAGTCTTATTAGGACTCGCCGCCCAAGAGCTTTTCGATCGTTTCGGCTTTCAAGTAGGCGGTCAATCCTTCGACCACTTTCTTGGCTTCCGCGACGGTGAAACCCGAGAGGGGACGATCAATGACGACATAAGCCGCCATTGATACTTCCTCTTTATGGGTTTCTTCGAACGGATCGGTAGTGATCTTGCTCAGATCGACTCTACAGACGTGTCGCTTCCTCCCTCCATTTTGTGTGGAGAGAGTCAGCTTCACGGTACCATCAGAGCTCTGGTAAGTAGAAGTATATGCTCCCGATGAAACACGGGGACATGTAGCTTCTGCTTCAGTGACTTTGATTTTCTGTGGGTCGGTCAGCGCCATTTGGGCACACTCCTATTCGTTTCTGCTACGCGAACGTAACAGGTTGATGTTGCAATGCATATTGCTACAGAAACTTGGTAATACCAAGCGCTGCAGTAATAGCGAGCTGAGTGGGTGACAAACCCTCCCAACCTACGCTAAATCCGAATGGGGATGCGGGTACACGCCTTTTGGTAACGATTTCAATCTTACCTGAGCATGTACTAGATTTTACACCGCTTTTCAAAATAGTACCATCAGATTTACTCTGACGGTATGAAAACGGTGCATACTCCATGGTATACACGCTGGATGTTTCTTCCATCATGTAACCATAGCGCATCACAAGACCGGCAAGACCAAAGTTAGTGACGTTATTAATAACGTCACCGGCATTGGAAAACCAGTCTACAGCCCAACTCCAAGGGGTCAACTCCCAAAGAACATCAGGAGTTAGCGCCAGTCCGAAGAGCTCATCGGCTTGTGAGCCGATACCTACGAGCCTTCCCCAGCTGTCAGTTGAGGAAGGCAAACCGTAAGTAAAACAGCCCTCGAACCAGCGTTTTCTCTCTTTTGTCAAAGTGAGAACCTTACTTGGAAGTCCGCCGGCACTTTCATAATAGGCTTCAGCCCCCAAAGGGAGCTGGGTCGTTTTGAAAGAAATGACGGAATGGTCAGATGAGAAATCAAAACGTCTACGAGTATTGCGGCCTTCATTCCTGCGATAAGAATGCATAATATCGCGAGAATTTCTGGCTGCATCCCTAACGTTAGTAACTTCATTAACGAGAGGGGCCCAACCAAACTCATAGTTGAGATACTCGTCTCCTGCAGATCGTGCAAGAGAGGTTCGGTTTCGCCAAGTTGAAATACCGGGTAGGGAAGGTAAACCCTCCCGCCGGAATTCAGCAAGGGCAGTACCGAGGTTAGACGCCGGATTGACAGGGTTGCAGAGTGAAATTGCGGTAGTCCCGTCTTTCGACATAGAGCTAGTGTTACTAGACTCATATGTATGAAAGACAGTGGGGCTAATCCCCAATTTTGAACACTCTTCAGAGGTCAAAGACAAAAATGGATAGAAAGGCCCAGAGTACATATATCTCCGGGAACTTTCATTTATCCAAGCGTTTTTGACATATCCTGGACTAACGTCATAGGATATGCGGCACGTGTAAAACGGGCCGCCTCCATCATAGTTGCCGGTTTTCCGGTTTCTACGATGACTTTCTGATTCGGTTTTCTGAATCCCAGTGGCTAGTAAAGAACGTGTAGCCGGCTTCGGTAGCGCGAGTCCTTGAGTTTGGACCCACGCATTGAAGTCAGCATAACAAGGGAATTCCCTTTCACGTTTACCAGCACTGGACATCTGAGGCTCCATTCTTGGAATTAGATCATTACTGATCTAAGTGGATAATGCACTGCAGGCCCCGAGTTATCG